CGATCATTCTTTTCATGATCATAATGCTTTAACCTGATCTGTTCTAGTGCATTCTGGGGTGGCCAATATTCTCTACACTGTACGTCAGTCATATACTGTTCAGCAGTAGACTTGATAGCATTAACCAATTGGTTATGTACCTTCTGCCACTCCTCTATCTTCTCTTCCTCTGCCATCATAGTTAAGTTCCACATGTTCCATTGTGGACGACCCCCCTGATCCCATCTTTCTGATTCAGATTTAGATGCAAGATCAATGATGTTACGACACAAGTTAGTGTCTAACGCACCAGGATATACCTTAACAAAATCCTTTAGACTAACTACCATAGGAAAACTCCTTAGACGCTACTTCATCTAGTGCTTGCATTACTTCTGGGGTGAAATGCTTTTCTGGTTCTGCCAGAATCGACTTAGGATATAGATTAGAACCACCCATCTTATAACGGTTACCGACCCGCTCAAAGACTCCATGCCTCTCACCCAGTTCCAATAGTCCGTAATACTTGTCCAGTCCACGTTCGTCATAAAATAATCGTACCTCAACTTTAGAGTTCTCCTTGGTGAATCGAGACTTCTTAGTCTCACACTTGATAAGGTTGCCTACGACCTCCTTACCATCCTTCTCCTTGGATTTGGATAAGTATATTATAGTACTAGCAGCATACTTTAGTCCACTACCACCGCCCATTTCTTTCATTGGCACATAGGCACCCACCACATCATATGTGTGATTCGTGACAATCATAGGGATGTTTGCCTTACCTAGTTTGAGTGTCAGCACCCTGAAGATAGACTTAACAACCTGTGCTCTGGTCATATCTCTAGTGTCCTTACCATCCTGTGTATCCTGTACCTCCTTACTGGTGGACAACATACCAAGAGAATCCAGTACAAACATTACTGGTTTACGATCCTCTTTCTTATAGGATAAATGTATATCTACTGCCTTGATTGCTTGCTGTCTGAAGTCTTGTACTGTAGTTACAGGACATAAGAACATACGACTGGAGTCGATACCACGACTCTCTATCATGTGTTTAGATATAGCACTTTCAGACTCAAAATAAACAACATTAGCATCAGGATTAGATTGGAGAAAATGCTGTACCATACCAAGGCAGAAAAATGTTTTGCCAGTACTTGACTCACCTGCAATAGCTGTGATCTTATTCCCTGGAACACCTCCAAAGATGCTTCCTGATACAACAGCGTTAAAGAGGTAGCTACCCGTATCGATAAAACCACTTGTGTCACCAGCAGCAACACCATCAGAAACAACGCCAGCGTACTCATTACCTATCTCCTTGGCGATGTCTGCAAAAAAAGAATTTGTCATCCAAAAATATGCTCCAGTGATACACGTTTCTCAGGGGACCAACCTATAGCATCAAGGATAACCTTGATTGGTGCAAGAAAACTCTTCTCAAATTGTAAGTCATAGTCTATCGATCCGTCAAGCTCAAACTCTTTTGGTAAAGTTTGGAAGAACGAGATGACATTCTCTCCTATACGATTTGGTTTTCTCAAATACATGTACTTAATTTTCTCACCCTCCTGAATGAGTGGAAACTTATGTGCTATCTTATGTTTCTTAACATAAAAATTATATAATAGTGACCCACGTACATGAATGGGACACCCCTTACCATAGATGTCTTTACTAGAAGAGAACTTTTGTATATTGTTACAACTACGTGGGAATGCTATGTCCTCAAACGGTAGTGTCTCAAATTCCTTCCTAAACGTAGACACATATGACTGAACCTGATCCTCAGTACTAGTCATAACAAGATCTAGTGTCTCTTTAATTGCTGTACGACAAGGCATAGGTGTAGAAGACTTAACTGCCTCTATACCCATCATCTTTAGTTTGGGTTTCTCATACTGAACACCCTCACTATTCCATACATTAAGGATGTACCTCTTCTTTGCAGTCCAGATACCCTTATCAGCAATATTCTCTCGTGCCATGACCATCTTCTGATCATAAGCATTTACATAGGTAGCCAGTTCTTGGTAAGAATTTTGGATATACTTATCAAGTTCCACATCACACACCTTTTTAAGGAACCTAAGAGTGCTCTCACTGCTTTCCTCTCTGCCCTCGAATACAGCTTTAACCAAAGGACCCAAATGCAAATAAATGGAATCGGTATCAGAAGCAATAACATAATCGTGTTCCTCAGTTTTAAGTACCTTATTCATGTACTGGTTTATTTTATTCTCTATCCATCTGATTGAGACTTGTCCTGATAGTGTAATGGCTTCAGCGTTCGCAAGATTGTAATACCTGAAGTACTGGTTACCGATTGCACCATAGGCAGAGTTAAGTTGGATCTTTCTGGCCATCTGGATATTATTATATCTAGCAATGTCCTTTTGGAGTTGTGTTGTTGGGATGTGCTCATAGTCTTGCTTAGCCTTAAGCATCTTTTTCTTGTAGATCGTACGGTCTTCGTAGATCCGTTGCATCATTTCTGGGAGGAATCCATGAATGTCTTTGCGGTATTGTGCTCCATTGGCACACACGGCGTAATCTCCACTGATCCTGACCTCTCGACTAAGCAATCCATCAACACTGGCTGTTGGATGTCTTCTATCAACAAGGGTTTCTGGGGAGATGTTGTACTGCATGATGAGATGAGGATACAGGGAGTTAAGATCAAAACTCGCAACCCATTCATACATGCCTGGTGTAGGTTCTTTAACATAAGCTCCTGCATACTGATCATCCTTCTTACTACTTATCTTAGGGGGAACAACGATGTTTCTTTTAGATAGGTCATTGTATATGAGAGTGTCCCACATACGTACCTGACTATAAACATCAGACAGATTAACCTTAGCATCATAAGATAAAGTTAATGCTAACTCAATCAGTTTCATCTTGTCTTCCAGACGGTCAACAAGTTCCACGTCAAGTATATTATATTCTACAAACTTCTGCCAATCGTTTGTATAAAATGCTTTAAAGTTCTCATACTCACTGTGATCTAGTTTTTGTTGTCCTAGTTCTACATTAGCAATATGATCTAAACGATAAGAGGATTGTGCTGAATAAGTAAACTTCTGATAGAGATCAAGATAGTCAAGGATCGTAACACCAGCAATTTGATATGCCAGTTGCTTACGACCCCTAATGACTAACTCTCTATCTACTACTCTATTCCATGGTGAGAGGGACTTCTTCCACTTCTCACCTAGCACCCGCTCCATGCGACGACAGATGTACGGGATGTCATATAAATTACAGTTCCAACCTGTAATAACATCGGGAGTATTATTGACCCACCACGTATGGAAGTCCTGTAACAACTCCTGCTCCGTCCAAAAGACCCGATACTCAACGTTATCGGGAGCATTAAATTCCCTGATACCCCAAGTAACAATTTTCTTGGAGACAACATCCTTCATGGTGATGCATAGCACCTCCTCACGGCACTCCTCAACTGAGGGGAACCCATTATCACATCCAACTTCGATGTCAATCGTAAAGATCTTCATCGCATCCATATCAAAACGGATCTCGTCAGGGAATCTATCAGCAATGTATTGATACACGAACCGTTCGTACCCATGTACCTCTAGACCATCAACATGCTCATACTTCTCAATGAAATTACGAGCATCCCTAGCACCATCAAAGGACTTCGGGTGTGCATAACGTCCGTCTAGAGTCTTATACTTTGACTTCTTGGATTGATCCCGTGGGACAAAGTATAAGGTAGGTCGAACTTTCTCCCTGTACTGGACAGGTTCTTGGCCTTCATACCCTCTATAGAGTATATCGTCACCAAGCAGAAGAACGTCCGTATAAAAATCCATTAACCTCCCGTCGCTTTCTTGTAAGCATCTGCAATAGTAGCAGATGGATCCATTATAGTAAAGAGTAGGTCAGATGTCAAGAACAAATCTCTCTGGTCTGTATGCTTGGGGTATGGTTCTAATGTACCATCATCATGCACCTTCATACATTTCTCTATAAGAAGACTAGGTTCTTCATCTAACTCAGTCAGCTGTCCCAACAGGTGTAATTGGCAGTTCGTCTTCAGTAGTATCAGTTTGAGCATTGGCTTCTAGTAGTTCATTGTACTTTGATAAGAGATTATCATGTGGTTCATATATGAGTGCCACCGATGGTATAGGTAAGAATATATAAGAGTGCTTTGACAATGGAACATATGTCTGAAACTCTATGTCAATCTCATCTAAATTGAGTGACTGTTCTTGTTCCAACAGTAACGTTCCATTAGGTTTGATAGTTAAAGCATATGGGAAATCCAATTTATATGCCATAGCAGGACCTTCCTCATTCTGACGCATCTCTTTTACGTCAGCGATTACGTCCTCGCCGTTTTGCATTCTTACGACCTTTACGCTCATAGTCTTTCTCCATTAGTGTGTAGTAGGATTCTTTAATCAAATCTGTAAATGCTCGACGGGCATTAATATTCTTCTCTTCAGAAAGAATGTGCACGTACTGCATAAACTCATCCATGTGCTCAGGTGGAATATCCACTGTAAGAGTTTCACTCTTCTCAGTGTATGCTGGACATAGATTAACATACATATTCATTTTTGTCTCCAAACAAAAAGAGACCTCGTGGGTCTCTTCGGTTGTGTTTTATATAGGCTTTAGATCAGATCAGGATCTGGTATACAATCTTCACAGTTAGGATCACCATCCCACTCCTCATCTTCTAACCCTGCAGGTACCTTAGCAGGTGGGTGTAGGGTTATGTGACCCTCAAGTGGTTGGTGTGCATGCTCAAGTAGATGATCTATCTTAGATAGAAGATCCACCCTTGATCGTAATAAATGATCTATCTTCCGTTCGATATTCGCCAGTCTGTCAATCATCTCTGGATGAGGTGCATGTCCTGCTGGTGGAAGATCAGCTGGAACTGGAACTGTTGGTGGATATGCTGCTGCATATGCTGGATCTACATCACCTCCTGGAATTGGATTAGTTACTTGTGTTGTAAATTGTGATTCAGTCATTCTCCTTTTTGTCTTGCGGTTCTTGTACTGGTTCTACCAGTGGTGCGATGTCAGGAAGTTTGGTATCAGTAAGTACCTGTACAGGAACAGCCACAGCAGCTATAGCAACTGTTGTAAACACTAATCCTGCTTCTAGTAATTGTAATAGTTCTACCAATCTTCATCTCCTTTGTAGATCCTTAACCCACTGTTGTCTGCCACAGAATCCGTGTGCATCCTTCTCACCATCCATATGGTATTTGGTATGCAGGACTTCTACCATAAGGAAGAATCCTATACACATCATTGGCAACATCCAGAGTGGATGACCAAAAACCTCACAAAATTCTTTGTAATAATCTTCGAACTTCACTCTGGATATGTAGTTACTATATGTATACTATCACATATAGTCTTTTCTTGCATGGTGCTCAGGAACTATCTTACCAAGTAAGACATTCAGTAGTCCATCTTCGAAATCAACATGCTTGATCTCTACATCCTCAGAGAGTTGCCATGACCTACTGAAGTTCCTCTTAGAGAGTCCTCTGTAAGCATACTCTTCCTCCTCCTTTGCCTCTGCTACCTTACCTTCTACAAAGAGTTTACCATACTCGGTATACACTTTGACTTCATCCTTTTTAAATCCTGCTAGTGCGACCTCCAAACGTGATTCATGATTACTAAGATGAATCAAATTGTAGGGTGGGTAGTTTGTCGTTTGATCTTGACTAAAGAAAGAATCAAAGTATGTATCTAGTCCTATGCCATACTTGTTGATCTTTTCCATAAGCTGTGGAAGATCTGTCGCACGATAACGTGTTAGGTTTCCCATTTGGTATGCTCCTTTACTAAGCGAGTTTGTGTTTTGTGGTCCCCGAAGGCAACCACATATATTTATAGCATATCGGCCTGATACTAGTGGTAGTGCTTTCCGAATAGTACATATGTAACAGTTACTTTCTGCCTAAATAGAA